GTACAGTTGGGCGTTGAATAAAGACGGCAACCCCACTAATAAACCCATTGATGCGTATAATCATTGTTTTGTTGGGGAAACAATGATAACCACCGATAACGGTGAAAAAAGAATTGATAAAATAAGAGTAGGCGATTTTGTAGCCACTTCAAATGGGTATAAAAAAGTAATCAACATTTTTAATAATGGATGCAAAAAGATACTCTATATTAAAATAAAATTTAGTACCTTTACTGTTGAATTAAAGGCTACGCCTGAGCATAAAATTAAAACAGTAGAAGGATGGAAAAAACTAAAAGATTTAAAAGTAGGGGACAGGTTATTTACAAGAGCCAAGAATTTAATGGAAAAACCTATCACCTATACCCAGGAGAAAGGTATTATTCCAGAGGATGCAATAGAATGCATGTCGCTGTATGGGAGTTCTATAATGGAAAAAGGCCAAAAGGTTACCATATTCATCACATTGATGGGGATGTTGAAAACAATCGCATCGAAAACCTTGAATGTATTTATGGGCGTGAACACCTGTCAAACCATGCAAAACAGCTCATGGAAGATGATAAGTATGTTAAAGAATTGCGTAAGAGGATGGATCATGCTCGTGTGTTCGCAAATAAATGGCATGGTTCTGAGGCTGGGAGGGAATGGCACTCAAAGCATGCAATTAAGGTTGCAGCCAATTTACGGCCAAAGGACTATATTTGTGAAGAGTGTGGAATATCCTACCAAAGCAAGAGTGGAGGCCGCTTCTGTTCTAATAAATGTAAGGCAAAGAGCAGGAGAGATTCAGGAGTTGACGATGAACAAAGGATTTGCGAGCAATGTGGAGAAACATTCATTTGCAATAAATACGCAAAAAGAAAATTTTGCAGTAGAGAATGTAGTGGAAGAAATCTCTCTCGTATCCGTAGGAAAGGATAATGTTTACGATATAGAGGTTGATGATATGCATGAGTATTTCGCAAATGGAATACTGGTACATAATTGCATAGATGGAGCACGCTATGCCGTTATGCACAAAATTAACAAATTTGAATTTTCAATATATTAAAAAAGAAAGCAGATATATGAAATTGAATAAAAAATATAGTACACTATTAACACTTATAGCGTTATCATTGATGGTACTGTTAATGCTTTATTTATCAATTTCATTTATACAGTTGACGTTTAATGTAGCGGATTGGTGGATAGGTAGCAGACTTGCTATCATTATCCTTTGGGGAGCAATTACGGTGTTCATGGGTATGAATTTATATAGCGAATAGACAAGATGATAAAAAAAGCATTAGGATTGGATAAACAGCGAAGCAGTAAGACGATAGGTTCTTCTTCATCTTACCAACTTTCGTTATATAATATGCCGTTAACGTTATATAGCTGGGATGCAAGCGATTTTATCGAAAAAGGTTATACCCAAAATGGTAATGTTTATAAGATCATTCAAAAGATCATTCAGAAGTGCGCTGTTGCTAATTTAGAGTTATACATTGATACAGGCGATGATAAGGAAAGGAAATATAGGAAGTACAGGAATAATAAATACAATGCAACACCGATAGAACACGTAAAAAAACGTTTGTACACGAAAGCATTGGAATATGCACCTGAGGATAGTAGTTTGTTTAAATTACTTGAAAAACCTAACCCATATCAGACATGGGCTGACTTATTCGAGTTATTCAGGTTATTTTACTTTGTTCAAGGGGAAGCATTTTTGGTTAGAGATACGGCTCTAAATTCTGATATAGCATTAGAGTTATACGCCGTTCCTCCATCAAGAATGAGCCACGTTGTTAAGAATGATGAGATAATTGCGTGGCAATATATGATGCCTGATGGCAGGTTGAGGACATGGAAGGATGAAGATTTAAATAACGTTTTTCATCTTAAAATGAGCAATCCCCTATTTGATATGCAAGGCTCACAATTCAGGGGGATGTCGCCATTAATGGCTGGATTGAAATATTTACAATTGGATGATTACGCTATTGAGACATGGATAAAGTCAATACAGAATGAGGGTGCAAAGGGTATTATTTCGCCAAATCACCCTGACAAGAACAACTGGATGGACCCAACTCAAACGAAAGCGACACAAGATGCAGTAGAAACAAAGATACATGGCATAGACAACAAAAATAAAATAGTTGTGAGTGGTATGCCATTACAATACACCCAAATAGGCTTATCACCTGATGCATTGAACATTATTAATTCAATCGAAAAAGCAGGCGATAATCTTTGCGATTTATGGGGCGTTCCAGCGGTTTTGTTTGAAAAGAACCCTACATATCAAAATCAAAAAGAGGGCGGTGCAAGATTTATTAGGGATGTAATACTTCCATATTTGAATAAGGAGGAGGATGCACTTAATAACTGGCTTGTTGAGCCGTTCAGGACAGAAGGCGGACGATTCATTAACTATGTTCTTGACTACGATACAAGCCTGTATGATGAATTACAGATATCCTTAGAGGAGCGAAAAAGTTTAGAAGGTAAACTATCGTTAAATGAATTAAGAGCCTTAGACGGCTTCGATGCAATCGATAACCCTTATGCGGATGAGGTGTTTATTGATACAACCAAAATACCTTT